ATCAACGTCTTGGTTTTGTTAGTGATATCTATCAAGGTATGCCTTCTAGTGGTATGTCAACAACGATGGGAACATCGCCAATGACAAATCCATTAGCGCAAGCGGTTGGAACTGGTATTACAGGACTAGCAGGATATCAAGCGTTAAAAGGTAGTTAGGATTAATATGGTTAAACCTATACTAAGACCTCTATTTCAAAGAATGTCACGTGGTGCACAAGATCCTCGTGCTAGAATGTTTATTGCTGGTGGACTTGGGCCTTTGGCAATAGATAGTATTACAGATACTTCACAAATAGATATTACTGAAGACATTACAGACATTAGTAATGTAACATCTAAAAATGAAAGCACTAATAATGAACCAGTAGGACCTAGTGAAAATTCTGTAAATCAAGCTAATCAAGAAGAAAATAAAAATATAGATTCTATGGATAATAACGTTGCACCTGATTCTACAGGAGCTGATGAAGCATCTACTGAACTATCTAATGATCCAGATATTGCTGATTACATTGATAATGATAGTGTTCAACGTATTAATAATTACAAAGATGTTATTAAACAATTTTTAGGAGAGTCTTCTGGTGGAGATAATTTACAACAAACTGCTTTACTTTTACAATTAGGAACAGCTTTAATGTCAGGAAGAACTGATCAACCTGGTCTCCGTGGATTTTTTGATGTGGTAGGACAAGCTGGCGCACAAACAGCGCCCATGTTATTTCAAATGGGAATAGAGAAACAAAAAGCAGAGCGTGAAATAAACGCAGCTGCTCTAGATTTATATTTTTCACAAATGGATAAAATGAGTGATCGTAGTGGTCCTTATGTTCAAGTATATCAAAACTTTAAAACAAATGCTGATGGTTCATTAGCTATAGGACAAGACGGTCAACCTATTAAATTAGAAAAACCTTTAAGATTAATGACAGTTAAAAGAACAAGTCCAGAAGAAACTAAATTTTATGAACTTAATAAAAATTATGGAATGAATTTGTTTGAGTTTGTAGAAGCTGGTGAAGGTTCAGGAGCTTATGGTTTAAGTTATCCTGATCAATTAACTGTAAACAAAGATTTAGGATCAGACGCCAACGCTCAAATTAAATATGCTAACTACGTTCAGCGTGGTTTAATACCATTAGCTAACGAAATACTTCCAATGATTATAGATCGTCCTGATCTTATTGGTGCTTCAGGTGAATTTGGAAAAATAGTAGGTCCACTAGCTGAAGTTTTTGAAGAATTTACAGGGGATATAATATCAGGAGAATTTGATTCTACTGATCCTACAGGTGGTGGTTTTGCTGTACGTGAAAGTTCTAATGGAACAATGAATGTGAATGGCATAGAGATACCAGTCTTTATAGATAAAACAAATAAGTATGGAGGTAATGGATTAAATCAAGATAGGTATGGTGCAGAATTAGAAGATGGTGGATATGGTGTAGATGTAGATGGTAACCCAGCTAGAGCGTATGTAGTATCAGATTCTTTTAATAAACTTTTACAATCTGGTGGTGAAAGATCCGTGCTAGAAACTTTTGAAACAACATTAGGTTTAATGTTGGCAAGAGACAGACAGCCAACTGGTCGTATGTTAGCAGACGTTCTTCGAAGATCATTTGCTGATGTTAAATTAACAGGAGTTGGAGGTCGTACAACAGACCAAGCAGTAGTTCAAAACTATATGCGTATTTATAATCAGTTATATGATAACATGGCAGGTGCTTTAAAATTAGCAGGAATGAATCCTGACGATAACTCTAATTTCTTTACAATTGAAGGTTCTAAAAACTTAGAAAATTCTTATTATAATTGGTTACAACAACCACAAAACAAAGGAGAATATTTAAGACCAGATGTAAGTGGAGGTCAAACGTATCAAAGTTGGCTTAAAAGCACACAAGGTAATATAGATATGAATCATCAAGAAGATATGCAAAAAAATAAAGTAACACACGAAAGTTTATTGGAGAAATGGGGCTAATGGCAAATAAAAATTATCAAATAAAAGAATTTGAAAAAGCAGCTTCTAATTTAGGAGCTAAAGATAAAGAATTTGTAAGTGTAACAGAAGGTGGTGTTCCTCAAACTAAACCCGAAGAAATTTCTAGTACAGTTAGAAAATTTTATCAGCCTGCCGTTCAAGCAGCAGCTGCAATTCCTCAAACATTAGGTAACATGTTAATTCCAGGTGGCGCACCATTTGGAAAAGACAATCCTTTTATTGCATCACAAAAAGATTTAGACGCAAGAGCAGTGCAACTTGCTAACATGAAAACTTATAGAGAGAAAAGAGATAGTGTTAGAGATAATGTAGTAAATATTATTCATACAGCTAAAGAAAAAAATCCTAATTGGACACCAGAATTAGCGGCTGAATTAGATCAAGATATTAATAACTATGTAAGATCCATGGGCCTTAGTTCAAAAGACTTTATAACAGCAACACCTAGCAGTTTGTTAGCTGAAGATGAATTTGGTTTTTATACGTCTAGTCCTAATCCTTATCCTGCAATAGAGTACACGCAAGAAGCAATAGCTGGAACAGTTGGATCACTAAAAGGATATAGAGCTGGTCCAGTTCTTAAAGATGCCTTTGGAAATTTTTTTAGATATGGAACAAAAGGCACGGTAGATAGAATGAAAGCAGGTTGGGCTCGTTCCGGTACTAAAAATATCAAGGCCCCAGGACCTTGGTGGGCTAAAGCTTTAGGAGCTGTAGCTGGGGGTGCTATTGGAGTTGGTGCAGCTGACTACGGTTATGAAATGGAATTAGATATTTTAAACCGAGCCGGTGTTGCTAAAAAAACTTTACAAATGAGTGACAATCAAATTAAAAATTTAATCGGAGATATGATTCCAGAGCTTGCAACTTTTGGTCCAACTGGAATTAACAGACCTGATCAAACGGAAAGAATGAAAAGCGCTGTTAAAGATATGGTTATAGATGCTGGTGTAAGTAGTGTGTTTTTTGGAATAAGACCAGCTTATTATGGATTAAGAAATTTTATTGGTGAAAAAGGTTTTAGAATGTTTAAACCTCGTGCAGGTTCTGGAGTAGCTACTGGTACTGATATTTTATCTGCTGAACAAAGACTATATGGGTCAGGAAAATTTAGTAACTTTAATAAAGTAGATCCACAAACTGAAAAGTTTGTTGCTGCAACTTTAGGTCCAAGAGCTGAAGACATTACAATGCACATACCCGTCATTGGTAAAGCTGTAACACGTTTAATGCGTAGCCCTGTATTTAATTTTTTAAGTCCGTCTGAATTAAAAATGCCTCTTAATAAGTTTGAGGACATGGCACCAAAATTAAATACTAGAACAGGAACTAATGTTCAAAGATCAGATGTAGGATCACCTATTTTAGCAGGAGGTGTAAAAATGTTTGGAAGAGCNCCAGTTATTGGTGGTGCTATTTATAAAAACAAAGCACAACAAATGGATGCTTACATGGATCTTGGTGAAAGTATTATNCAAAAANTAACGTTTGCTCCTTTAATTAATATTACAGAACATGGTGTGCGTGTACAAAATTTAGCAAATGCATCAGCTAGAGGTTTTATTAATGCTGCTGACTTAAAACAAAATGCATTATTAGATGCAGCAAGAAATTATGGTGCTGTAGTAGATGATACTAATTTAGTAAACATGGCAAAAAGAATTTATGAAAAAGGAATGTCTCAAAGACAAATTGTTCCAGGAGATACTCGTCAGTATGGTGGAAACGCAGCATCTTCACAAATTCCTAAAGTTACTCCTGAGCCTATTTTAGATTTTTTAAAGACACAAATTATAGATCCAGGCGTAGCTGGTGCAAGAACAATAGAGATGTATTACGGGCTTCGTTCACAAATGGATGAGCTATATAAAAAATGGATGAAGAATGCTGATGGTGAAAGCCAAGGCGATATTATGAATTTATACAAAGCATGGGAATCTGACATTGGTAAATTAGCTGACTCTGGCATACCTGAAGTAGCTAAACTATGGAGAGATTACGAAACATTTGTAAGTAATGGAATGCTTATGTTTGGAACAAAAGCTGGTAAAGCAATGACAGGTGGAATTGAAAGAACTGGCATGGCTTTAAATCAAATAGATCCAGATAGACAAGCGTCTAATTTATTTCAAAGTGTTGTAGATATAGCAAAAGCAGATCCTGCTAANGCTGCACAAACNTTAGCAGTGATGAAAAACATTGTAGGAGATAAAGCATACTACCAAGGTTTAGGAATTTATTTAAATAAAGTATTTAATAATTCTATAAAACAAGTAGATGGTGCTGAACTTTTTGATGGACAAGCATTTAAAGAAGCACTTGGTTTAGGAAAAGATAATCCATTAGGAGATTTATTTAAGAAAGCATTACCTGGTCCACAAGTTTCTAAACTTGTTAAAACAAATCAACGTACAGGAGAAGTACTAGAATTTGATAATGTAAGTTTTAATGAAGGTTTAAAAAAAGCCGGAACGGTAATGCCAGAAGGTATAACTGGAAGACAAGCAGCACAGCTACCAACACAAAGTGATTTATCTGATTTTGCTACTGTTATGGAAGCCGCAGCTAAAAACGGTATTCCACAAATTAGTACTTTCATGGCAAGACGTGCCGTAATGGGTGGTATTAGATCTGGTATTGCATCTGCAATGCCTCAATCAGCTTTAGGACTAAGAATGAAAACTGGAGCCGCAGCTGGTGCTTTAGGATCTTTCACTGGATGGGTAGTTCCTGTAGGTTTAGCATACGCTGTAAGATACATGGGTGGTATAATGACTAGCCCTCCTTCTCTTCGTGCTTTTACAAGAATGATGGATGATACTCTGCCAGAACAAACTAGACTTGCTAATTTTGTTAGACTTGTAAGACTACGTCCAGAAGAATGGAAAGAGTTTGACCGTGAATTATACGAAGTAGAAAATGATCAACGATATAGAGAAACTGTAGGAAAAAATGTGGCACCTGTTAAAGAAAGTGCACAAATTTTTAAAGAAGCTATAAGTGATATTTATCAACAAGGAAAAGGCATAGCCGAGGATACAATGGGTACGCCTGGTAGTTCCCCTATAAATAAAGCTCTTGATAGGATACAAAATCCTCCTGCGCCAGATTCAAATTTCTTCGCCGATGAAGCAGACATGTCTAGTCTTGGTTCATCAATACTACAAAACCCTAACATGAATTCCGCAGCTGCGGCTTCTCTTTATGAAGGCAACTTGGACCAAGCTTTGGCTAACCAAGCAGCCCCAAGGATGGCAGCAAAAGGTGGACTCATATCTTTAATATCATGAACAAATCAGTAAAAAATAAATTAAATAAAGTATCAAAAGAATTAACTAAAGCTTCTGCTATGCATAAGAGACAATCAAAAACTGTTAAGAAAATAGTAAAGAGAATAAAAAAACCATGAACGTAAAAGATTATATTGCAGTCATAGCGTCTTTAGTAGCTCTTGGAATAGCGTGGGGCATGACCAATCAAAAAGTATATGCCATGGAAAAAGATATGGACCGCATGGAACAAGCTTTGATGATGTTTACACAAATAGAAGTACGTATAGCAGTCATGGAAACAGAACTTAAAAACATAAATAAAAAATTAGATGGCAAATAATAAACTTTTAGAATCAGTTAAAAGTCACGAAGGGTATTCTAATAAAGTTTACTTAGATACCAGGGGCTTTAGAACCGTTGGCGTTGGCCATTTGTGTATAGAAGATCACTGGGAAGACGGGAAAGAATATCCAGAGGATATGTTAATGGAATTGTTAGAAAGAGATTTGCAATCAGCAATAGACCAAGCAGATGATATGTGTAAAAACTTATCTATTTCTGAGCATGCAAAATTTATTATAACAGAAATGATTTTTCAACTTGGGGGGAACGGAGTTTTCAAGTTCCGAAAAATGTGGGCAGCGCTTCAAGAGGATCCACCCAATTATTTTGAAGCGCATGTCCAAATGTTAGACTCAAAATGGGCAAAACAAACACCAG